ACGGTGGCTTCAAGGAAATGGTGACAGGTGGTTACGGTGGGTGGCGTATCCTCACTGAGCACGACGACGAGTCATTCAATCAGCAGATCAGGATTAAGCCAACCAAGGGCGCGGCTAGTTCTATGTGGTTTGATACTGCAGCCCAGGAATACGACAAGCGCGATGCAGGTTGGGCTTTCTATACGTCTGATATGGGGTTGGCTGAGTTCAAGCAGAAGTTTCCCGACGCTTTAATCTCTGACTTCTCACAATCTAACGTCAATACCACAAACAATAGCTGGTACCGCGACGATGTGGTTAGAGTGGCTGAGTATTGGAAGAAAGTACCCGTAAAGCGCACCATCGGCCTACTCTCAGACGGTCGAGTTATTGACCTAGATGAGGATGGCGCGGCACTGGATAAAATGGCGGTGGAAGGTGTAACCCTGCTTAAACAGCGCAAGGTCAAGAGTCACAAGGTGGTGATGTATCTGGTATCAGGCTCCGAAGTATTAGAGGGACCGCATGACTGGGCAGGTAAGTACATTCCACTAATCCCTTGTTACGGCGATGTGCAGGTTATCGAGGGGCGCGAGTATGTACGGGGGATGGTTCGATTAGCTAAAGACCCAAGCCGTGAGTATAACTACGCTGTTAACGCAGTGGTTGAGGCTGTAGCGCTTACACCTAAGGATCCCATCTGGTATACCCCAAAGCAGGCGAAGGGCCACAGGGCTGCTTTTGAGCAGTTCAATACCCGTAACTCGCCATTCATGCCATACAACCCAGACCCCGAAGCACCAGGCGCACCACAACGAGGAGGCGCCCCAGCAGTACAGCAAGCCCTCATCATGCAGCAACAACAAGCCAGCCTAGACATACACGCTACAACCGGCCTTGAGCCTGCAAGCCTTGGTAACGTGCCAGAGCTAAAGAGTGGTAAAGCTATCATTGCTCAGCAGGCTATGGGCGACCGTGGCATGTTCGAGTACACAGATAACCATCAGGCGTCTATTCAGTACACTGGTGATATTCTGGTGGACCTGATCCCTAAGATCATGGATACGCCACAAATGATCCGCATTCTTAATATTGATGGCAGCACAGAAGATGAAATGATTAACCATGCAGACGTCGACACTGTAGGTCAGCCCGTAATGGATGAGCAGACCGGCGAGCAGATCATGGTTAATGACTTATCGCTAGGCAAATACTCAGTGGTCACAGAGACCGGGCCAACGCATCACACCCAGCGCCAAGAGTCGGCACAGCAGCTTATTGACCTTGCACAGGTATCGCCAGTGTTTGAGCAGGTGGCAACTGATCTTATCGCTAAGAATCTGGACATACTGGAAGCTGACGAGATTCACACCCGAATCCGCAAGATTATGATCCAGCAAGGCGTGGCAACCCCAACAGAGGAAGAAGTCGAGGAAATGGGCTTGAATGAAGGGCCACCACCTAAGGATGAGGGCGAGCAGGCGTTGATTGACAGCGTGAACATGAAGACCGAGCTAGACAAAGCCAACATCGAGAACAAGGACGCAGACACACTGGCCAAGCAGATAAAGTCTCAGCAGGACACAGCCAAGACGCTTCAGATATTGGTAGATACGATCATCAGCAAGGTTAATGCAGGCATAGAAATATCAGACCAGGAGCGAAACCTACTGATTAAGCAGCGTGATATTGTGGGTGAAGGTCAGGAGGCAATCGACCCAGGCCCCAACTCAGAGCAGGGTGCAGACTTAGCGCGGATACTGCAAGCCCAGCAGCAATAGTGACTATTTACAAATGATACGTTATAACATAACATTCCCTTACAACAGCCCCGCCGAGCTTATCGGACGTTAACGAGGATAGACCATGACAGACGCTGCACTTACTGAAGACTCGAACATGCCTCCATTGGATGCCGAACCGGCAACAACGGAAGCCCCCGAAGCTTCACAGACGGAATCAGCCCCCGCCGCACAGGTAGAAGCACCTGCTGAGCCACAAGAGGAAACTCTTACAGACCGTGGACAGGAACGTTTTAACAAGATTACCGCTGACAAGTACAAGGAGAAGCGCAGAGCAGACGCGGCAGAGCAAGAGCTGAAAGACCTACGCGCTCAAGCACCCGCCGCACCTGTTGCTAGTGATAAGCCGCTAAGACTGGAAGACTTTGATTTCGACGAGGGCAAACTACAAGCCGCCCAGATTGAACGTCAAGTAGACCAGCGCTTTGCAGCTATGCAGACGCAACAACAAGCAGCGCAGGTACAGCAGCGAGCAGAGGACACAGCCAACGCGTTTACCGCTAAGGCCGCAGACTTTGCCGCTAACGTGCCAGATTATCAGGAGGCTATCGGTCAAATCCCAGAGTTGCCACCTGAGACATTAAACGCTGTGATGCAGTCAGAGAATGGGCCAGCGCTGGCTTATCACTTGGCAAAGCATTTAGATGTTGCTGATGAAATCGCTAACATGCCACCAATGGCCGCAGCAATGCGACTCGGTGAAATCTCCGTAAGCTTGAAAGCAACCAAACCCCAAATTAAACCAAGTGCAGCGCCAGCACCTATAGAACCGTTATCGTCCGGCGGCAGTATCTCCAAAGATGTAGGGGATATGTCAATGGAAGAGATCATGCGGTTATAAGGAGCGGGCAACAGGAGCTACAAAATCATGGCTAACAATTTTACGAACACCAGTTTAGTAACAAAGATCGCTGTTAAAGAATTCCTTAACGCCTTAGTAATGGGCAGCAAGGTAGACCGGCAGCTTGACTCACAATTCCGCAAGGTGGGTGCGTCTATTGATGTGCGCCGTCCGGTAATGTTTGAAGCTAGTTCAGGCGCAGTAATCGGCGGTAGTGATACCAACGATATTGAAGAGCGCGCAGTAACCGTAACCCTTGACCGTCGCGAAAAGGTTGTATTCGGTATCGACTCCGAAGCAATGACCTTAAACGTCGAAGATATGACCAGTCGCTACATTAAGCCAGCAATGGAAGAGCTTGCACAGCTGGTAGAGACTGCCATCGGTGATGAATATAAGAATATTTCTAACTTCTCCGGTACTGCTGGCGTGACTCCTGGAACCTTCTTGGCGGTAGGCGCTGCTGGTAATGTGCTGAGCAAGCTTGGTGTTCCAATGAGTGACCGCAGCCTGTTTAACGATCCAGACGCATCACTGGCACTGGCAAACGGCTTGCAGTCAGTGTTCCCAGAGAACATCGCACGAACCGCAATCGTTGAAGCTACTGTTGGTCGCTACGCCAAGTGGGATTTGTTCGAGTCTAACAGTCTGGCAATTCACACTGTCGGCGTTAACACTGGCACGCCTGAAGTCAACGGCACAGACCAGGATGTTACCTATGCAGCATCAGGTGATAGCTGGACTCAAACCCTGATCACTGATGGCTGGACTAACGACACGGCAGATATTCTGTTGGCTGGTGATGTGTTCACTATCGCAGGCGTTAACTCTGTCAACCGTCGCACCCGCAAGGATACCGGCGCGCTACAGACTTTCACGGTTATGGCTGACGCAGCAGCAGGCGCATCGACCGGCCCAGCTACACTGACAATTCGCCCACCAATGATCATTGATGGACCTTATCAGACTGTAACCGCCGCGCCCGTTGAGGATGCGACTATTACTATGCTGACGGGTGCGGGTGGTTCGGTTCATCGCCAGAACCTTGGCTTCCATAAGAACGCTATCACACTGGCAATGGCGCCTTTGGATATGCCGAGCGGTGACGGTGCAAAAGCATCTCGCGAGAGCTTTAAAGGTATTTCAATTCGCTCTGTGAGCCAGTACAGCATCACCACAGATATTACCACCTTCCGTTTCGACATCCTGTTTGGGATTAAGACACAGAACCCAGACTATGCGGTGCGGCTAACAGGCTAAACTCAATAGGGGACTTCGGTCCCCTTTATTTTTTCCAAGGATTGAATATGACTAATTGTCGACGTTGGGTTTACCACGAAACCGAAGCCCCGAAGATTGTAGAGGGTGATCAAGTAGAGGCGCATTATTCTAACGGCTGGGCAGATTCCCCCGCACGATTTCTAAAGCTGGAATCAGTAGGCATTGATAAGGCCAAGACTGATGCAGGCGACGAGGAAGAAACACGCAAGGCACAGTCAGTATTAGACTCTGTGCAAGGCATTACCGAATCATTAAACGGCGCGCTTAATCTGGATGACATGGATAAAGGCGAGCTGGAAGACTACGCAAGAGAGCATTACAGCCTGGAGTTGGATAAGCGTAGAAGCAAAAAGAACATGGTTAAGCAAATCCGCGAACGTATTGAGGCCGAATAGATGACCACTTCCGCTGGCATTATTTCAGGAGCACTCGGTCATTTAGGTATCCGCACAGCTGAGTCCCCATTAACGGCGGCAGAAGTGCAAGACGGCCTAGAAGACTTGAACGATATGGGCGCAGAGTGGGAGGAATCCGGCCTGCATATGGGGTTCGAGCCTTCACTTGATGTTAATGCCACGTTAAACGTGCCTAGAAGCTCCATCTCTGCATTTAAATCGCATCTAGCAATAAGGATAGCCCCGCAGTATTCGCGTATCGTATCGCCAGCACTGGCAGAGCTAGCGCGTGAGTCAATGAAATCGTTAGAGGCATCATTGGTGTTTATTGGTGAAGTAGCTTTGCCCGATACACTCCCAACAGGCTCCGGCAATTACTCCGGCGATTTGATCGGTAACAGATTCTTTCGGCAGAACAAAAAGGAACGCTTCTAAATGCCTCAGTTAGAGATAGCCAAG